AGCAAAGCAATTATTCAAGTCTTCTGAAGCTGCACCTGAAAATGTTACTGCTGATTTAAACGGACCATAACCTACTGCTAGAGGAATAACATTATTAGCTTCTGATACAGAATCTAATATGCTAGGTTGGTCAGGTAACCAGTCTTTAAAAGCTATGCGTTGTACTGGCATATTAAGCCTTCATAATGTAGCAAAGTGCATAGTAAGGAGGTAAGTTAGCATTAGTACCACTAGAGCCTGTTGTTGAGTTTGCTACTGTAATGCCTGTTGTAGCTGTGCCAGAAGTTGAACCACCATTACTTGCTGGGTGCGTTCTACCTCCGCCACCTGAAACGTCATTAAGATAAGTAGTTCCTGTTGTTCCTGTGCTATGAGTATGTCCTGAGTCTGTAACAGTAGCAGTATGTGTATGAGATACGACTATAGCATCTGCACTACCACCTGTTGCACCTACAGCATAAGTAGATGTAGCACCTACTACAAAACGGTTACGTAAGTCTGGTGTAGAACTTGAACCATCACATAATAACCATCCACTAGGAATAGAGGCAGATGAACCTGACCATATAATAATACCTCCACTAGGAAAACCACTTCCCCATGTAGGAGTATTACTGCCACCTGCTGATAACAATACTTGACCAGAAGCACCGGCAGTTCCGTCCAGTCTAAATGCACCTGTAATGTCTACTGTACCTGAAGAAACTAATGTCCCTGCTACTGTAAATGGGTCACCACTAGAACCTGTTTGTTGGTCTTTTAGTAATGCCATTAAGCTACGAACAGCGTTGTTTAAGTTAGCTGGTGAACATCCTTCAGCAATATTGATATTAGTGATATCTGTATTATCTGCTGCTGTTGTGCTAAATTCTGAAATTTTGGTTTTTGCCATGTTTTATCCTTGTCTTAACCATATATCGTTACTTGGAGTAGTGTCAGTCCAAGTTTCTGTTCCTGCTGTAATTTCTGTCCATGTATCTGAAGAAGGTGATATTGCAGACCATGTTTCTGAACCTGCTGATACTGGTGTCCATGTTTCTGTTCCTGGAACTACTGGTGTCCATCCTTCACCTTGCCTTGTGCCTTTGGCAGTAACTGTGCCTATACCTTCTACATAAGCAAAACCTGCCCATGTAGCATTAGGACTTGCTGTAACTGTAGCAAAAGCATCTATATCTGCTACACCTGATACTACATAACCACCTAATGCTGTTACTGTTGCAGTTCCTGTGATAGATGCACTATCAAATGTAATTCTATTGTAATTAACTGTAACTGTAGCATTGGCTGTAATGGAAGCATTACCAACTATTAATAATGAACCTAGTGCTGTTACTGTGCCTGTTGCAGTAATACTTGCTGAAGCTAGTGCTATAGAACCGCCAGTAGCAGATACTGTAGCAGTTCCTGTAATAGATGCGTTACCAAATGTAGTTCTTGTAGCTAATGCAGATACATCTGCAAATCCATTGATAACCGCACTACCAAATACTAATGCACCACTTGTTGTAACTGTAACTGTTGCAGTAGCGTTTATACTAGCCGCAGATGTTCTAAAACGTGTTCCTGATGCACTTACGGTTGCATCTGCTGTAATGGCAGCAGAAGCTGTAACTATATTACCAGTTACTGGTAAAGTACTAAATGGTACTTGTGATAATGCACTAAACCCAAACATTATCTGACCTTATCCCAAACTTGTGTCCCTTCATTCCATGAATAAATACTTCCGTCATTAGGATATGGTACTGGTGAATCCCAATTGCAAGTTTGCTCGTTTAAAGTCCATGATGGATATGGTTGTGGAGGGATGAAAGCATCTCTATCTTTGTCGTATGAATATCCAACTCCAGCAAAGTTTTTTCTAAACGCTTTGGATTGGTTAGGTGATGGTGTGTTATCCGCTTGATAATAAATTCCACCATGAGTGTTATATGATGTTTGTTTATATGTATCGCCTGTTCTATCAGTTAATTCTAATTCATTATCTTCATCACGACCTACAGTAACAAAAGTAACAATATTATTTTCATCAAGTTTTGCAAAATGAGCCATAAATATCCTTAACTAAATGTAACTGTTTCATTAGTTGTTGAAGTTGCTGTGATGGTATAAATATTAAACCCTCCAGATGTTGATAAAGATGAAGTTACACCATCACTAAATGTTGCAGTTGCAGTATCTGGTACTTTTATAACAATTATACCTGACCCTCCTGAACCTGAAGTTGTTCCATCCCAAACACCACCACCGCCGCCGCCTGTATTAGCAGTTCCAGAAGTAGCGCTTGAAGTAGAAGTAGCCCCAGCTCCACCTCCACCAGAACCTCCACTTCCTCCAACACTTGAACCACCACCGCCGCCGCCGCCAGCTCTAGTGACAGATGAGCCAGTTATTGATGATGCAGTTCCAGCTCCGCCTGCTCCTCCAGTTGTTTCACTTGTGCGAGATTGACCAACTGCACTAGCACCACCACCACCACCTGCAGAGCCAAAAGCAGAAGAAGACCCACCATTATTACCTTGAGACGGAGATGTGGAAGGAGTGTTACCAGAACCTCCAGTAGTCGTAGGTGGTGTTCCTCCAGTATTACCGCCTCCACCACCAGAACCACCAGAACCACCATTTAAAACAGAATTTCCTCCCTTACCACCACCAGCAGAAGTAATAGAGCTAAAAATAGAACTATTTCCTTGGCTACCTGGAGAACCTCCAGCACCAACTGTAACAACATATTTTATACCAAAAACAATAGCTAAAGATGTTCCTGTGCGATAACCTCCTGCTCCACCACCGCCTCCACGTTGTTGGGACTCACAACCACCACCACCACCAGCAACTACAAGATATTCTCCATTAATATTTCCACCTCTCCAAAAAAGACCATTAATGGTATCTGATAATTTCCATGCACCTTTTCTTCCAGATGTTGGATATGGTCCAATAATACCGCCTGTAGGCATTAGCTAATTTCCTCGTATGATACAACAATTTCCAAGTCACTATTAGCAGAAGCTAACGCTGTAATTTTATCTCCTTCTTCAAGATAAATATGTCGGCTTATTAAGTCTAAACTTGCATCAGCAGGAACGGTAATTGTATGAGCTATTTTGTATGATGTTGTGTTATCTGCATTATAAAAAGCTACTGTAACATCAGCGTTATTTGCTCCATCAACGTTAGATACATAAATAGCATTTACTTTAAATACTTTTCCACTAGCGGCTGAATTAGTGACAATATCTGCACTACCAGTAGTAAGAGCTGCTCCTGTGGTTTTTCCTGTGATGGTAGTTACATTAACTATATTGGGTGCTGCCATACTATCCTCCAAATACTATTGACATAGCAATAGCTTTTCCTGTTGTTATTCCGCCTAAATTAGACAAAGCTGTTGCTGCTATAGTGGCATTTGTTCCGCCATTAGCAATAGGTAAAGTTCCTGTTACACCTGTAGTCAAAGGAAGTCCTGTAGCATTTGTTAATGTTGCAGATGCTGGAGTACCTAAAGCAATTGCATTGCCACTAGCATCTAAATATAAACCTTTTTCAGCAGGATAAGTTACAAATACACTTTTTGTTCCTGCACTAAAGTTTACTGCTGTGCCACCATTGCTAGACTCTAATATAGTATCACGAGATAAAGTAGTTCCTGAAGATGTATAAGTACCTAGACCTACTTCCCATTCTGTACCACCTACAATAGCGTAGTAAGTAGTATTAGCGTTACCAATAACAGAGAATGATTGAAAGCCAGTAACTGCACCAGCAAGCGTAAACGTACCTGTGCCTGTGGTAGTAGAATTTTCCTGTACCCTATCCTTTACGACTAAAGGCATGAATTATCCTTAGGCTAATGTAACTGAAAGATTACCTGTTGAAATCTTAAAGATGTCACCAGTATCAATAGTTTTAGATGTATCTAATGCTGTATGGTATAAAAGGTTACCTGCTGTTGCTGCATCATTAATACCAATCCAGCCTACCGTTCCCCATGAAGCTGTTGCTGTTGGGAAAGTTACGTCTGCATCATTTAATACATTACCAGATGTGCCAGATGCTGTTGCAAATGATACTGCTGTTCGAGCATAGCCAGTACCAGATGTGCTAACTTCTGTGCCACTACCTGCGTCTGTAGGGTCTGAAGTCCATAGTGATACATAAACTGTTGCTGGTGCTGTGTATGTTGTTGCGTTTAGAGTAGCGTTTAAAAGTGCATTCTCTAAAAAGTTACTCATTTCTGCCATGATTTTTCCTTTATCTTGGTGTTACGTTTAACGTTGTGTATGCGTATGTTTGACCTAAATCGCTCTTCTTAATATTAGCAATAGCTCTATCGTATAAAGCTGACCATGTTGCTACTCTAGGGTCATTCATAAGATACGGTTCTGCTTCTGCTAATGTTGCGTAAAGTAAAGCGTCTGGGTAGTATGCTAAATACAAGTTACTAGAAGTTGTAGTAGAAATAAATGTTGGTTGAGCATAGTATAAAATTTGAATGGTGTAATCAGAGTTTTGGCTAGGTGCAAATTGGAACTCTGTGCCTAACATTGTAAAGTAGTGTGAACGACCTGATAATGATGTTTGACCATTACGGAAGAACAAGTCAGGTGATTGAAACTCTAAGATAATAGGTGGATTACCTTGAAAGTGCATCTCTCTTAACTCTAAGAAATCACTAGGAAACGCTACTTTATTATCAGAAGGTGAAGTTGTTGCTACTTTTAACATAGCTTCTGTTCTCAAGTCACGACTCATTCTTAACTGTGCCATCTGAATAAAGTCAGGTATGACAGTTGTCAAGTCTGTTCGTGCTAAGTAACTCTCTACTGTTGCAACAAACGTGGTGTAGTTAGTTAATGCCATCTAATTGTCCTTTTAATCTATCCCAGCACTTGTCCATCTCATCTTTATGCCATTCACTAGCAGCTAATGAGCTTAACCATGCTGTTCTGTCAAAATATGTTAAGTTTTCTATGTCTTTAATGTTATTGGATACAGGGTTTGCAGGGCTATAAGGTGAACCTATGACAGG